ATCTGGCTCCTAGACATCCAGCAGATTCTTTAGAGACTTGGTCTAACACAACTAAATTAGAGGAACTAGGTTATGTTCCTAAAACTAATATCGAAGACGGTATTGCAAACTTTTATGCATGGTACAAAGATTACCATAAGGTTAAATAATGAATAATAAACCATTAAGTCCTAAGAACCAATTTCGACTTGCTATAGTAGGTCATGGGTTTGTTGGACAAGCTGTAGAATATGCCTTCACCCACCCCCTAGTAAAGTCTTATGCTGTAGATCCAAAGTATAACACTTCAATTGATGACTTAAAGGAATTTTCTCCTCATCTAGTGTTTGTGTGTGCACCTACACCACAAGGTGAAGATGGAAAGGTCGATGCTACTATTGTTATTGATGCGGTACAAAAATCTCTTATCCATACAGATGCTTTAGTTGTTGTTAAATCAACAATTACTCCAGATGTTGTGGATAGAATATACAGTTCTATGGATAGGAAACATATTGATAGATTTGTATACAATCCAGAGTTTCTTACGGAGTCCAATGCTAAGGCAGACTTTGTGAATGCTGACTACCATGTTATGGGAGGATCAGAATCTGCTACACAAGAACTAAGTGAGATATATGATATCTTTAGTGGATGCTCTTCTAATGATTATCACTATATGACAGCATTCGAAGCTTCCTTTGTGAAGTATACGATAAATTCTTACCTTGCAACTAAGGTAACATTTTTCAATCAGATATATGATTTGATCAATGCATATGGTTGCAGTTATAATATTATATCCCGTACTGTAGGATTAGATCCTAGAGTTGGAATCGGTCATACACGTGTGCCCGGCTTTGATAAGAAACGTGGTTTCGGTGGTGCATGTCTGCCGAAAGATACTAATGCTTTACTTAAATTCTCAGAACAAACTGACGAAGATGGTGAAGTTGTGTCAATGGACATACTAGAAAGAGTCCTAGACATCAATACTCGATATAGAAAACATTACGAGTTAGATGAACGTGAAAGAGTTAATAATATTACATTCGTGAATTTTGGAGATAGAAATGAACATAATGAACAAACTAAAAAAGAACAGCAAACTCAAGACGACGGAGATCCTATCGAAGAGTAAGTTCTTCACAGAAGAAGATATGGTACCTACTGATGTTCCTATGGTAAACGTAGCGTTAAGTGGTTCCGTAGATGGTGGTATTATGCCGGGACTTACTGTCTTAGCCGGTCCATCTAAACATTTTAAGACTTCGTTTGCTTTGTTGATGGCATCGTCATATTTGGAACGTAAACCTGAATCAGTAATTCTCTTTTACGATTCTGAGTTCGGTTCCCCCCAGACATACTTTGAACAGTTCGGTATCGATACTGATCGAGTTCTTCATACACCAATTACCAATGTCGAAGAATTAAAGTTTGATCTTATGAGTCAACTAGAAAATCTAGATAGGGAAGATGATGTCATTATAGTTATCGACTCTATAGGTAATCTAGCTTCAAAGAAAGAACTAGAAGATGCTTTGAATGAAAAGGGTGTTGCAGATATGTCTCGTGCGAAGGCACTGAAAGGTCTGTTCCGAATGGCTACTCCACCTTTGTCTATGAAAAATATTCCTATGATCGCAATCAATCACACTTATAAAGAGATTGGTCTGTTTCCAAAAGATGTAGTAAGTGGTGGTACTGGTATCATGTATAGTGCGGACAATGTTTGGATTATCGGTCGTCGTCAAGAGAAACAGGGTACTGAGGTAGTTGGTTATGACTTTGTGATCAACGTAGAGAAGTCTCGTTATGTTAAAGAGAAGTCTAAGATTCCTATCGGTGTATCTTGGGCTGGTGGTGTACAGAAGTATTCTGGTCTTCTTGATGCCGCACTTGCTGGAGGGTATGTCGATAAACCATCTAATGGTTGGTACCAGAGAGTGGACTTGACTACAGGAGAAGTTATAGGTTCCAAATTAAGATTAAAGGAAACTCTAACAGCAGATTTCTGGGAACCTATTTTGGAAACAACAGACTTCCCAGAGTTTTTGAAGAAGACTTACAAAATAGGTTACAATTCTCCGGAACTTGTAGAACCTATTGTTGAAGAAGCTTCAGTTGCATATAGTTGAAAATAGGGGTTTACAAACCCCTTCGAATAGTGTATAATAGGGTATTATTATGAATGAACAATATAATCAAACTGAGAATGTAGATTATGAGTTAGTGCCTGTTGGTGAAGCAAGTAACCAACAAGCCTGGCACGTAAGAATTCTTACTGGAGATTTTGTTGAAACTGTAATTGTGTATGGTAACATACAATTTGACGGAGAGATAGATAGACTGAAATTTAGTTTCTCAGTAGTCTCCTCTCCCATTGATGGTCTTACATCTGAAGATGTTGATTTACAAAACAAGACCACAAAAATACTTGAGAATATTCTTGAGGTAGCATATAATGAAGGCAGCTTAGTTACAGGAGATGATGAAGTTGGAGATAACACTGGAACAGACGATTCTGAGGAATCTGTTAACGAATGATGATTACGCAAGAAAGGTTGCTGCATTTTTACAACCCGAATACTTTGAGGGGGTCTATAAGGGCCTCTTTAAAGAGTTCACGTTATTCATTGCAAAATACAATAAACTTCCTAGTATGGAAGCTTTCAAAATTGAAATCGATTCTGGCGACAGACTAAACGACGAACAGTATCGACACGCAATAGAGATATTGCCGAATATATTTACTCCGCAAAAAGAAAACTTGGAATGGTTAATTGACTCTACTGAGAAGTGGTGTCAAGATCGTGCCGTTTTTAATAGTGTGATGGAGTCAATTCAGATAATTGATGGAAAACATCAGACACTATCAAAGAATGCTATTCCTGATGTCCTGAGTAAGGCACTGGCTGTAACATTCGATACAGCAGTTGGTCACGATTACTTAGAGAACATAGACGAGAGATTTGAGTTTTACCATAGACAAGAGGAACGCATTCCTTTTGATCTAGATTACTTTAATCGTATTACTAAGGGTGGACTTCCTAACAAGACTTTGAATATTGCTCTCGCTGGAACTGGTGTTGGTAAATCTTTATTCATGTGTCACTGTGCAGCTTCCGCTTTATCACAGGGTCGTAATGTCCTATATATTACTATGGAAATGGCGGAAGAACGTATCGCAGAACGTATTGATGCGAACCTTCTGAATGTTGATATAGGTTCTCTTGAGTATATGCAAGAGGACAAGTTCAAGGATAGAGTTAAGTCAATTGCAGACAAGACTCAGGGTAAACTTATTATCAAGGAATACCCGACGGGTCAGGCGAATACTTCACATTTTCGTGCATTATTAAATGAGTTGAAACTTAAGAAGAATTTTGTACCAGAACTTATTTATATTGACTACCTGAATATTTGCGCCTCATCTAGAATGAAGTCTATGGGAGGTTCTATTAATTCTTATACTTATATTAAGTCTATCGCGGAAGAGATGCGAGGTCTTGCAGTAGAATTTAACTTACCAATTATGTCCGCGACTCAAACCACAAGATCTGGTTATAGTAATGATGATGTTGGTCTTGAAGATACTTCAGAATCTTTCGGTCTGCCTGCGACAGCTGACTTAATGTTTGCTTTAATATCTAATGATGAACTTTCTAACAACAATCAGATATTAGTTAAACAATTAAAAAACAGATACAATGATCCCAGTGTGAATCAAAGATTTACTATAGGTGTAGAAAGATCTAAGATGCGACTTCATGATATTGATGAAAGTCTTTGTGTATTAAACAAACCTGAAGAAGATACGGGTCCAGTTTTTGATAACAGTGCTTCTGGACAAAGAATAAAATCCGAGAAGGGAAATTTCTCAAACTTCAAAATGTAAGGAAAGTTTTATGACTAGTTACGAATTCACTCTTACTTGTTTAGCTTTAATGGCTGTATCATATTATACGGGTAGGTACTATGGAAACCAACAGGGTATAAAATCCACTTTAAGTTTTTTTGAGTCTCAAGGAATAATCGATGTCGAATATGACAGCGATGAAGACCATTAAAAACTTCTTGACTTTTTCTTTTGACTAGTGTATAATACACTTTATATTATTAGGTTTTATTATTATGATTTTAAACAAGACTGACGCCTACTTCGCTGCAAATGTATTCGAAGAGTTCTTTGATACCTTCAATCGCATTGATGATTATATGCGTCAAATAAAAATGGAAAGAATGGAAACATTTCCTTATTCTTTGCCCGGCATGGGTCCAGAAAACGATTTATTTGATAAGTTTGATATGCATCCTAATGATATGGATTTTGTGGTATCTCCTTGTCGACAAGATCAGTTTATGTCCTACATGGAGATAACAACTTCAGCTCCGGTCGAGAAGAGTATTCCCGGCAAACAAATGTTGTGGTTGGTCAAAGAGAAAAACTCCGGAATGGTTA